GCAAACCCCTGACCTCCTGCGGCAAGTGCATTCGCGGTAGTCTGCCCAACACCCGCAAGAGACTGAAGTGGGTTCAGTCGAGCCTCACGTTCGACCTGGTATCGGTTGAACGCATTCATGTATTCTTGTGATGCCATGTCTTGCCCGTACCGCTGAATCCCTTTCATTGTAGCACCAGAGAGCAGGCCCCCGCGGGCAGCAGCCGAGTTTTCCAGTGCCTTCATGCCCTCGGACATGCGGAATGCGTATCCAGGGTCTTGCTTAAACTGCTCCATCCCGAAATTCTGGTAGTTTGTTGCTTCGGGTACCAGTTTGTTGAGCGCGATCTGACCAGCTTGCAACCAAGGCTGCTGACGAGCAACACCCTCGTAATACATCTGACGCTGGAGATCAGTAGCCTCCCTCGACACTGCCGCTGAAGTATCCGCAGCACGGTTCGCCGCCTTGAGCTGCTTACTGGCCGGACCGATTCCGAATACATCTGCTACAGAATTGACAATACTACCCATTTTCTTTCTCCAATCGAATGATACCGTTCTCTCGGTCTATTTCACGAAACCCGAAGTGCCGCGCCAAGCGCAGGGACGGGGTATTTCGTTCATCGATCCTCACGATGGCGCAGCCGTGTAGTCGACCCATCCGATCGAGATATTGCCCGATCGTAGACCGGATGCGCCAGCGCCCTCGCTTCTCGGGCACCACGAACAAGTCGAACTCGTTACCGATCGACACAAACGCCCCACCGTCGAACAACTCAATGTTGGCAAATTGTTCCAGAATCTCTCGGAGTTCATCTGGAACATTGCGTGTCTCGTACGTCAACATGTGGTCCTTGATCACCTGCCACACGTCGTCGGGCAACCTCACGTCAGGTGACTTCACGACCGCTGACTCGCATATTGATCGCTCCCGCAGTACCCGCCAGTGTAGAGATGAAATCACCGGGGTTCAGCACTTGGCCAACCAATTCAGGGAACGTGTAAACCTCGGCAGGTTGGAGCGTTTTGGTCTTGGTGACGAGGTTCGTGTTTCCGGCAGACCCTCCCGTGGTCACAAGATTCACAGAGATGGTCGCAGCAGTCCCACTGTAGTTCGTCGCAGTGAATTTGTCGATGATCGTGGTCACCCCTGACGCAGTATACTGCTTCTCCTGAGTGTTCTCGACCGTTTTGCCGGGCACAATGTTTTTGACGGATACGGCCACGATAGTTCCTCATTCGATTTGTTGTTGAGCACCTACTGCGTCAACACCCAGTTTGTCCCATCTGACACCAGAGTAGCGTTTGCTCCGGCGACAGCTCCAAGGATGGCGGTGCCAGCGGCTCCACCAGCAAGCGGTATCACATTGCTCGATGCCGACACGAGTGTCTGCGCCTGGTAGTTCTGGAAGTGCAGTTCCCGCCCCACGTTGTCACTGGCCGTCGGCAATGTCACGACGCACGATGACCCAGCCTTGTTGTTGATGATCCACTTCTCTCCGCTTGCTACCGAGAAGTCAACAGTCTTGGTGACAGGGGTTGTAGCGGTTCCAGCCACCACGGTGGCAGCAGGTGCGTTCTTCCATACAGCCTGCACTGAATCGTATTGGAGCAGGTCTCCGTTGACAAGCCCGGTGATACCAGCTTGAAGCGCGGCCATTGTCCCGATCTCATGTCGAGGTGCCGTCTGAAGCTCTTGCTGGATCGCGTCAAGCGCCGCACGAATCTCTGCCACGCCGGATGGTGGAAGGCGGTCAACACCAATCTGGTCAATTAGCAGTGCAATGTCATCAATGGTTGGAGCAGGAGGGCCTTTCTGCATGTCATCGAGTGAAACACTGCTCTCTTTTGTCGATGTTTGCATCGACAAAAAGAACATGTACCACTCCCGCGACACGGTGCCTGTACGAGGGTCTACGAGTGGGACCCTCGGCGGTGTGAGCGGAACCCTCGACGAGTCAGGCACTGGTTCCACTCATGATCAGCTCGGCTCCCGTGATTGCGATCTTCACGGGGTCGGTCCCCGAGACCTCGTACACCCGGTCGCGCAGTTTCAGTGTCATGCCCAAACGACGCCAGATTGCACGGTGATGGAATTCTCCAATCTTGCCAATATCTGTCCAGTGCTCGCTGGACCAAGTATGTCCACCATCATCACTCCACCTCAGCATGACATGCGGGTCACTGCCTTGCCCGTCGTTCAGACCCACGCCTACTTCCATGTCGAGCTGAAGACTGTGATGCGCGGAGCGCTTCAGGGTGTTCTGCCCAGTGGGAAACGCTCGCCACGACCGCAGCCATTTCTGAACAGCCCCGTTGTCTGAATAGGTGTCGAGGTCGAGTGAATAGACGTTGCCGTTCTGATAGTCGCCTACCAACACTTCCCCCTGGAAGAACGACTGGCAGTTGCCGCGATGGCGAGTGAATCCGCCATTGGAAAACGCTGCCCTCTCATGCCATGCTTGGGTTGCCGCGTCGTACACCCATGTCGCATCGGCACTTGGGAAAGTCAGGACATAGAAGGTGTGACCGTCCTGTTGGTAGGCGTACCCGATTGCATCTGACATGTCACCATATCGTTGAATCTGCCATTCCACCGCATGAGTCGAAACACGGGTGCCTGTATACCCGTTGGCTCGGTAGACGATTCCTTGTCCCCGAGCGTCTTTCCCAAGCCAGAATACCCCGTTGTCCATCTTGGTGATCGAGTGGGGGGCGGCACATCCTAGCTCATTGAACGCCCCCTGAATGCGGGAAAGTGGGAAATCTGCACCACCACTGTTGTACCAGACTTCGACTGAGTTGGTCCCGAACACCCAAAGCTCTCGATGGTCTGCGACCACGCCGACCACCCCGTCGGGGGAGCCCTCCGCACTTGCGAAGTCCAGAGGGTCCACACTCAACCCGTTCAGCAAACTGGTGACCCATATCTTCTGACTGTTCGGCTCATTGAAGACGAAGAACCCGTCGAGATAGTCCACTGTAACTGCGCCGGGGAAATCACCGTCCGTGATCTGAGAGAACGCCCCAGTCGTAGCGTTGTAGATGAAGCTCGGTCCATTGCACGCTACGAACAACTGGGTTCCGTTGTCAGCCATGCTCACAGGCCCGGATGTGCCAGCCACGGCTCCCAGCGTTGTCACAGTGTATGTCTGGTCCACCTTGTACAGAGTGTCTCGACTGACCACGTACAGGTTGCCACCGAACTCCCGCATCCCTCGGATCGGTCCAGCACCAACTGACACCTTCAGCTTGATGCCGGGAGCACGACTCAGAAAGGCAGGCTCCTTGCCACCTTCTGGAATGATCTCCGGGAACAGATTGACCATGCGCGCCGCAGCAGCATTCACGCTGCGTGTCACATACGACGATCCGAGGATCGGGGTCTTCATCAGAGGTTCCCGGCGTAGATGTTGAACCGAGATCGGCGTGCCAGAACCCCGCGGGGGAGTGTCATCACATCGTCAGGGTTGTTGATGCGCTTGAGTGTCCGCTTGCTGACCATGGCGATACGCTGGACCTGCCCGGATGGTTCGACACCAAACTCGGGTGCAATCTCCATCGCCAGATTGTAGGTGAAGGCGCGAAGGTATCCGGGAGGAATCTCCAACTGGGTGGCGAGACTGGCCGGCTGCGTCAGCTCCTGTACCGAGATGAAATGCCACTCCAGCACCTGCGTTGGAACAGGGTAGATGAGCATCTCGATGTCAGGGTGTGTCTCGTTGACAAAGATGACCTGCGGGAGTGTCGACGTGGCAGTCTTTACCGCGATGCTGTTGTACTGGTCCTGATTGATGAAATTGACACCATACGACACACCACCAGGGGAGCGATAATAGGTGGCATCATCAAGCATCACTGGACGGTTGCCCACGAAGTCGCCAGTAGGTCCAAGGGTGCGCTTGATCTCACCCGATGGCCAATTGAAGACCTGATCCTGAGTGTAGTAGACAGACAGCCTCTCGGTGCTCCACGAGTCAATCATCTGATTCAGTGCAATCAGTGCGTCCTGACTGGTCTCTGCCGATGGTGTCTCTCCCTCAGCCAGTACACCAAGCAGCCGCAGCGCTCGGTTGATCTGATCACTGGCAGTAGTCGCCATCTTACTCTCCTTTGATAGGGTCGCTCACCGTCTCCAAAAACTCAGGGATTTTGTCGGACTGCTCAACAACGGGCGCGGGAGTCTTGCGAGAATACTTCCGTCGGACAGGGGTGTCGACAGCAAGCTCAGCAGGCTCAGCAGGCTCAGCAGGGGCAGAGTCTTCGACAGGCGTCACTGGCTCATATCGCGTCCATCCTGCGAGCTCATCGTTCTCGATCTCCGTAGCATCGATGGCGACCTTGGCACCATGGATCGGATGAACAAGCACTACGTTCATTGATGTCTCCGTGTGGAAACGGGGCCGAAGCCCCGTTTGCGGTGGTTAAGACAGTCGGTACAGCGTCCAGGTACCGACACCAGTCTTGCGAGCACGGAAGCGACCCGAGGTGGTCTCGGTCACAACCATATTGCCAACCAGTGTCCACCCGGTCCCAGCAGCCACAGTCACATCATCAGTCGTGGCGTCGATGTTGATGATGCAGAAGTCAAACGCAATGTCGACCCTGGTGGCATTCGGGATACCGGCTTCAAGCTCTGCCACAGTGGGCAGAGTCAGGTTGCCGGCAGTACCGTTGAAGGTGAACAGCCCGTTGGCCAGTTGAGCAGCCGTTGCGGTTGCAGCACCCGTCAGAGCAGTCGGGGCACCCTGTACGATCAGTCGTGCTTCGGAAGCACTGCCTGTGCCGATTTGATAACCGCCACCGCCGTTAGGAAGAATAGGCATGATAATTTCCTTTCAGATTTGAGATTGGGGGATGATGTTCGAGACCAGTCAGGTCAGGTTATCCCCATACGCGACACGCCAGTTGCGGGCGAATTGCGGCGTAGCCGTACAACACGTCGACCCGACAGGGCATCCGATCGTTGTTGATGTCGTACTGCCGGACGATCCGCATACTGATCCCGTTGTGGTTGGCACGCGATGCCATGTCCACACCTTGCGGCAGGATCAGGTCGGCAGTGGCGAGAGTGAAGGCATCCTTGTGGTAGGCGATGTTCTGCGGATAGGTGGTGCTGGCGGCACCCAGGAACGTCACGTTGTTGCCGTTACCAGGGAGAAGTGTAATAGTCGCCAGAGGGTGAGCTGCCGAGTACATCGGGGCCACGGTGATGGTACCAGCACCTGAACCGTCCAGAGTCACGTCCGCCAGCGCGACGAACTGGAACAGTGAACCAGTGGACTCCCGCGTCTGCGGATTGACAGCGAAGCAGCCAGCCACAGTGAACACGTCGCCGGCCTTGACGGTACCAGATGCTCCGGCACCGGTGATTGCGATGGTCGTTGCGCCTTCGGTAGTCACAGCAGCCGATGTCGTGCCACCAGTAGCGGTGCGAGTACCTACCTGGAAGACCTTGATCGACTGACTCATGTTCACTTCTTCATAGCCCAGCACGTTCTCGCCCATCATGCCACTCTTGAACTGGCGAGAGATCGAGTCAGATGGATTGAAGAACCCTGACAGGCCATTGACCAGCGCCGCGTTGGCAGCCGGATTCACAGTCAGGTATCGCGGAGACATTGGAGCTGCGGCTTCATTCATCTTCTGCTGAGCCTGCAACATCACCAGAGCAGTGGCTGGGGTAGTGCCGGGGGTGCCGACACTGTTGCCAACCGATGCGAAGACGTTGGCAACATCTGCGTCGATCGAAGAAGCGAGCTGGCTGATACGAGGCTTCAGAACCCGATCCGCAAAGTCGTCCAACTGCATACTCAGTTCAGCAGAGGTGAAGTTGATGCCGACATGCTTCTGGGTGGAAACGGTCAGGGTGGTGTACTGCTCGTTGTCGTCCTGCGTTTGCAGGGCGGCACCGTCGGTAACCAGAACGCGATCAGGCAGGCGGATACGCAGCGATGAGCCGATCTTGGCCCCTTCGACTGCGAAACTGTCGTCATACTGCCGGTTGATGTTGCGAGAGAGAACAAGATTGTTCTCCAGTATCGCCAAACCCTTGCGGGTTATCATGTCGATCGTCAGAAGGCTGTTAGCCATGGTGCATTCCTTTCAATGATGAATAAGTTCAACGATTTTGAAGCGCCTTCATCTTGGCGATTGTTCGGAGGCGGTCGGCTTCAATCCATTCCGATGTACTCATGCTCTGGATGGAACGAGGATCGGTGGTATCAGTGACACCAGGGTTGATGTTCCGAGCGCTGACCGGACGAATCGGATCAGGCGCTGATGTTACTTTCTTTTGAGGAGGCTCGGCACTCAGTTTGGCCTCGATCCTCCCGATCTCGCGTGCTTGCATGAGCGGAGACAGGCGAGAGATGCGATCAGATTCCTTCGGATTGCTGCCCAGCCAATAGGCCAGATCAGGTCCAATGTCGGATGCTTTGATTGTCTCAGCCATCACGTCGGTGACTCGGAGGTTCGGGTTGTATGCGACTTGCTCGAAGTCTTCATACTTGGTCCGAGCATCCTCTTCACGCTCAGCGTAGGCTTCCTCAATCTGAGCACGTTGGTTGTGAATCTCCCGCTGTGCGACCAGCTCTTCAGCCCGCCGGGCAGCCAATGCTTCAGCATAGGCGGCAACAGACTCGAATTGGTCAATTGGTGGAAGATCCTCACGCAACAATTGCGACGCTTGCCTTTCGGCCAACTTCGCTTGCTGATCACGTTCCCACTTGCGCTGTTCTCTCGCAAGACGCTTGCCGATCATTGCGTCAAGCTCGGCCTGAGTGAATTTCTTCTCCTCTGGCACCTGCTCTTGGCTGTTCTCGGTGATCTCCGGCTCAATTGAAGCGGTGTCCGTGGTGGCCGTCACCTCGGGGGCTAGCGTGGAGTCTACTTCC